TCGGCTTTAATAGCACCACGGAATACACGTTCCAAGGAATCAGCTAAGTCTCTACCTAGAGCAAACGAAGCATTTTTAGCTACTGTAGTTAACTCTTTTATAGTTTCAGTATCAAATCCGGCTGCACTAGCTATTGTAACTTGTTTCATAGCTTCTTCTAAAGAAACTAAATTTAAGGTTAAAGCTTTGACATCTTCTGAAGTCTTAGTTAACGATGTACCGGTTTGTATACCGTATTCTCTAACAGACTGAGTAAGTATTTCATAATCGGCAGCACGTCGTAAAGCGCCGAACGCAGCCGATACTGCGAACACATTAGCTGCCAATGGCGCGTAGACGCCTACCAGCCCTGATATACCTCGCTGCATCTTGCCAAATTCTTTCGTAGCATTAGCAGAATTACCCGCAACACCCTGTAGAACTCTATTTGTACTAGTACTTACAGTTTTTAAACCTTCTTGTGACTTTGTTACGGCCGCCGTACCTGTATGCAAGTTACGCATTTCTGCTGCGACTTCTTTTAATCCCTCACCAATTACTTTAACTATAAATTCTTTAGTTATTTTTTGCGCCATTGCTAATTGCCTTATTAATTTTAATTACATTCTTTTTATTAACGATTTCTTTGTTTATTTGGTCAGCTATAATTATAATATCTAGAGTTTGTTTTTTATCTTCTATATTATAAATATCGAATAGGAAGGGAATTAAGGTAAGAATCTTACCCGTGTATATTCCTGAGTTAGAATCGAATCCGCTGGGTAATAATGAATATATTTGTAGACTCTTTTGTACTAAGTGTGGTAAATCTTCTAACCCAATGGGTATACTGCCTTCTTCGGGGGTAGTTCCCATTTGTTTATGCATATCTAGGTATAACTCTTTCGTCATACCTAGATTATAATTTTTATAGAAGTTTTTAAGGGCTTCCCTTAACGCCTCTATTCGCCCTTCGTAAAAACACTTAGGTCATTTGCTACTTCAGAAACCCAGTTATCAAAGTTCGTAGAGTTTCTCATTAAGAATAATAAATCATCTTCATTATATGGAATCTCTTCATCTTTATTTTCAATCTTTGATGAATCTGTTGGGAGCATTTCACTAAGAATTTTATAAGTTAATCCAGACCAATTTTTTACAATAGCTGGAACGAATAATTTAGTGAATAATTCTTCATCGAACGTTTCTTCAGGTATTCTAGAGTGTTTTGTTATTTTTGTTTTTGTAGACTGTTCTCGTAATGAAACTACCTCATCTTTAGTAAGATATGCTAATTGAACCTTAAACCCACTTGCTGTATATGGGTATTCTACTTCTACTGTTTTACTTTTTATTACTATATTTTCTAACATTTTTGTCTTCCTTTATCTTATTAAAAACAGGGAGTCAACCAAAACTCCCTGTACTTCTATTACGCGGCTTTATATGTAATCGTAGCCTCTTCATTACCACCAACAGGGTCTAACCCATTAGGGTTTTGTGCTTTAAATACAATTTCTGTACTAATTACATCTTCTGTCGCTATTGTTGGTATAGCTAATTGAGTTGATCCCATTGCTATTGCAACATTAGGTGCTACAGCACCTCCAATATTAACTGTTAGACTAAAATCTTGTGATACACTACCTAAATCTTCTGATAACATTGTTAATAAATCAGATGTATTTTGCTGCCCTGTATTCAAGTAAGCTGTCAAATTACCTGATATAGCTCTAGCGCCAGTAAAGTGATCGATTGGTTGGTTTACAACACCTAGTTCTTCAGCAGTTAAGAATGTAATACCATTATCTAGTGTTAAAGCACCGCCTGTAATTGGTACATTATAAGTCTCTGCTGTATGACCATCAGGGTATACATCAAATGTATCTAAAGCAGATGGGTCAACACCTTCAAAAGGTCCACGTAATGTAATAGTATCTAAAGCGACACCTACTTCCGTGGAGTCCGTAATCTTATATGTATTACCATTTTGTGTACCAGACGTATATTTAAGCCTACCACCAACATATTCATCATCTACTGCTATAACATCACCTGTAGTTGTGATAATAGGTGCTGCTGTTGTTCCACCTACAGCGCCAGATTGAGAATCGGTTTCTGCGGATGTACCATTATTATCTGTAAGAACAATACTATTTAGTTTATTACGGATAAATATTGGTGAAGATGGTGCGGCAGTATAATTAGTACCAGATACTAGCGGTGTATTTGTTGCTTCTACGATAGATTTACCTTGACCGGACCAAGCAATTTGTGCAATACTGTCAATACTAAAGTCAATCTCAGCTGTATTTACTACAAACTCTTCAATACAGTATGTTACATTATCTAAAATAAAGTATAAATATAACTTAAGTAATTGTGGTTTATCAGAATTAGTAAAAGAAACTACCGCTTCTGTAGCTGTAGTAGATACGTTAGTATTATCTGATTCAGTACCTACGAATGCTTTCCATAATAATCTTTCTACCATATCATGATTAGCACCATTTAAGTATGGTTTTATATATGTTGTAAAACTTACATCAGCAGGGTTAATTGATGTATTAAAACTTTGAGTACCACGTACTGGTGTATCACCAGCTTCGTTAAGAGAAATCTCTTGTGTACCCGTATCTTGTGTGAAACTATACCCATCTAATGGTGGTACCTCAAAGCTGTCCGCAGGTGCTGGTGTTCCTGTAGGCGCAACTGTAGATACTACAAGTTTCGTATTTCTAGATAAATTTCTAGCCATTGTTTATTATCTCCTATTATACTTTTTCGTATTGTATTTGTAAGACCAGCTCAGCTACACCTATTGGGTTCAGCAATCCTTGGTCTGTAGTTATAGTTAATATTTGCATATCTTCTATGTGTTTTCCTGTAGAATATTCAAAATTAGCATTATTATCTATTATGTTTTCAATATCTACTATTATATCCTCAAGGTCGCTAGATGAGTTATCTGAGTTCACATAAATTTTTATTGGAACTGATAGAAATCCCCATTTAAAGCTAGAGGGTTGATATTGTCTAGTTTCATCACCTGCTACTGCAAATACATATGGGAAATCATTTATTTCATCCCAAAACTTAAGACCATTTTCAACATTGTTATATAGATTAACACTAAAATCTCCTGTGCCATCTATAGTTTTAATTAAACTGACTAATTTATCTACTATACTATTTCTATCTGACATTAGCTTACAGTACTCCTTACTTTTATATCAGTACCTAGTTGAGATATTAGAATATCTCTTATAGAGTTAGCAATGTATCTTCTTGGACTCCTTCCATAACTAGACTGCTTACCTTCTGGTGGCAGAAATGTATCGTATGGATATTGTAAATAAGAATACTTGACACTAATCAAATCATTTCTAGTTATTTTTATATCATTAACTTTAGCACCACTAGCAAACCTACCTGTTTGATACCTTAAATATGCTTTTGATGCGGGGGCAGCGGAGCCTGCCATTCTGCCTTGTATTACATCATGTAGTAAGGCATTAAGTATACTTTTTAATTTAAATAAGTTAATACCTACTATACCTTTTGGTAATGGTGGCAGAGGTGTAAAAGTAGATTTCCTTCTAGAGCCTTTAATAGTTCTAATATCTTTTTTACTATCTTTTTTAGGTTTTATAGTATTACCTAAGAAAGTGGCTACTAATACATTTTCTAAGTTATCAACAACACCAGATACGTCAGTACCAGTTTCCAACATAGTTTTACCTATACTGTCTGCAATAGATTTTTCTACTTCCTTAGACACATTAACAGATAATGGTGCAACAGCTATTATTAATTCACTTTTAGCTAAGCTACTATTATATATTGTTTTAAGGTCTGAAGTTATCTTTAGTCCATGTTTCGTAGTTGCCGCATCGACGGCTGACGTGAATTTAGATAACCTACTTTCATACCTTCTTTCTACATCTTCAGTAGAAGTAGATATAGTAGTTGTTCTAACTGTTTTATCGCCTAAATAACTATTTATTTTTCTTGAAATACCCTTAGCTCTATCTAAGTTATTCCCACCGATTAATAATAAAGTTTCATTAACTGGATTCCATCCAGCTATTTGATCTATACTACCTTTATTAAATTTAGCCTTATTTTTAGCTAGAGTATGTACTTCTGCTATTTGCGATGAGCTTAGTCCTAGAGCCCTTAAGTATCCTGAATCTAATACCATTACATGTGGCTTTAGGTTCATATACTTTCTAATTTCAGGCTTTGTAGAGTCTAACCTAGAAACCATTAAATTTAAGAAAGTTTTAAATGGTAGTGCCATTACAAAATCCTATAAGAATCTAAAATTATCTTTATGTGTGTTGGTATACTCTTGCTTATAGCTATAGTATTTTCTACAGAAGCTGACCCTAAAGACCTTCTAGGAGTATACTCTTCGTCTTTATAATATTCAGCTAATTCTATAGTTGCTAATGTTATATCCTTTGGTGGTTTTAGATATCCCGCAGTATATACAATTTCTAAACTTTTAAAATCATGTATAGGATATACAAACTGTGCATCAACAGCAATAACTATACTAGACTCTTTATTTACAAAATAATCCGTATTCTCTACTAAAGTTGTTTGTGTTACTCCACCATCAACGGATGTTTTAACAGAAACAACCTCTTTAATTGGTAGTTCTGTTAAAAGCGCTTCCTTACAAGTACCATCTAAATACTCTGTTTTAGATGTTGAATAATAATCTATAAAAGACATACCACAATAGTTTTTTATATAAGAGCTAGAAGCTTCTAATAATAGTTCTATTTGTGTATCTTTATTTGGTGAAGATATACTATTATATTCTTTATATTCTTTAAGTGTTGCTAATAACATAATTTTCCTATTAAAAAGAGAACAGGCGCGTTAAGCGCCCATTCTGCTTTGTTACTTATACTACCCAGTTTAGGATTGAAACTGATTTACCAGTTATAACATCTAAAAAGGCCATACGTCTTGATGTAACGATTACATTTTGTTGTTCTACGATTAAACGATCACGTTCAGTCATGAAGCTACGTAGATTACCAACAACAAAGTTGCTCTTATTAACACAAACTACAGCGGCTTTAGTAGCGGCTTTAGCTTCAAACTCGCCAGAAACTACAACAGGTGATCCGTTGACAGAACCAATTTGTCCTGTTAAGATAGTTGCGTTAGAACCAACTAAGTCCATTGTACGGAAGTCAGGATCTTTTAGTAAATCGTAGTAAGCTTCTGTGGAAACTACATATACTAATTCTGAAGGGTCAAGACCCCAAACACCAAGACCTTCACGAACAGTACCTAAGTCGGCAACTGTAATAACGTTAGCTCCGCCAATAGATACAGTTGTTACTTGTGTTCCACCAGCAGTTGCAGCAATTTTAGTTAACCCAGCGATAGGGTCGTGATTAGGTTGTGCACCAGCTGTGCCGGTACCACGAAGTAACGCGATATCCGAAGTACGGGCCATACGTCTAACAATAGCATCGCGGATAATAGGTAATAGAGGAATAATTGCATCTTCTTCTTCTTCATACCCAATATACTCGCGAGACACAAGTTTATGTGCTGTTAAGATTGTATCTGTAATTAGGTGTGTTTGACTCGCACTACCTGTAGAGTTAGCTCCTTTGAAATCACCTGTTGGAACCCATAGACCTAAGTCAGCTTCAGGATTAACTGGGATATTCATTGTAGCAGCATTCATATTGATAGTTCTATTAAATAGTGGCTCAACAATAAGTTTCTGTCTAATATCATTCTCTAGTCTAGTAGAAAACTCAGATTCCCAGTTAGCTGATACTGAAGCTAAGTGATCACCAGCTTTGTTTAAGTATTGCTTAGCGAAATCTGTTTCTCCAACACCTCTACCCATAATTTTAGATAGTAATACTGCTGAATCTTGATCGCCTTTACTGATTTGTATATCACTACGACCTTCAAATTCCATTTTAGACTTAGTAAGTGCTTCGATTTCAGCAGTTTTCTCATTAAGTTCTTCTCTCAAAGAATCTATAGCATCTTTAGTAGTTGATTTATCATCATCTAGTTTTGCTATAAAATCAGCCATTAACTTCTCTACACCAGAGGCTTCCGAACTAACTTCTACTTTTACTTCTTTTTCTACTTCTTTTCCTTTATCAGGCATTTCTTTACTCTCCTTAATTTTATTGAGTATATTTTCTTCGCTAGCTTGTAGCTTTTTATCGAATGATTCTACAATAGTCTTTACTAAGGCTTCAGAATCAATTTCATGTTTGGAAGCATCTGTGCTAGCTTCCTCTTGTACTTCAAATTGCTTTTTAAATTCAATGAGTTCATCACCATCTTCAAAAGCCTTACTTACAGAGAATGTAGAATCTGCATTAGCAGGTATACTCACTACAGAAATCTCGTGTAACTCTATGTCTTTTATTACGAATATATCTGTTGCAGAATCGTAATCAGCATCCTTAACCATAAAGCCAATACTAAAAGTTTTTAGTACTCCATCTTTAATTAAATTATATACATTTCCCGCTGCTTTATGTATCTCTGCAACAACCTTAAGACCACCTGAGTCTACTGATAGTGCTACTGATTGTCCTATAGGCTGTCTTCTATCATGGTAAGCTAAAACTATAGGGTTTTTATAATAGTTTGTTAATCCACCCTTTGTCCAAGCCTCTTCTAATACTACATCACCAACTCTATCTTTTGTTGTAGTATTAGCGTAACCTTCGATAGTAATGACCGAGCCTTCTTCGGCCGAAGATTTAACTGTAAACCCCGACTCTAAATTAAATTCTTTCTTTATCATTAATATTCCTTGTTATTTTTTATCTTCTGGCTCTTTAGGTGGTTTACCCCCTTGAGCTGGATTAACTGCACTTCCAGCAATATTAGCTGGTACTATTAATTTGTCTGCTTCTGGATCACCTGATGCCGGTAATCTTATCAGTTCTCTAGCTTCTTCACGTTTCATTATACCAGCATTGGTAAGTGATGTAAGATAGTTAGCTAATTCTTTAAGTTCTGGCCTTAAAGCTACTACATCTTGTGTAACAGGTTTTAGATCATAACCAAAAAATCTTTCTAGTGAACTAATATACTTATTAACTAGGGGTAATACCGTTGTTAAATAAAACAACCTAAGATTAGGCGTAATATTAGCATTATTACCAGTATCTAATAGTATAGGTGGTATCCCTAGGGC